TAAACATGTATAACGGCACATTCGATACTAATGGAGTAGCAATATATCATGGAGGTGGTGGTACTTCGCCGGCTACCAATATGACTAGCACAATAAACATTTCTGGTGGTTTAATAAATACGAATCAACTTAGTTTAGGTCTTGGACAATTGAGCGGAGCTAATACAATTACAAATCTAGTTAGTGGAACTCTATCTGTTACAGACGTTGCTGATAATAGTAGACCAAACAACAGACATACTTTTTATTTTGATGGAGGCATACTTAATATTAGATCTACTTCCACTTTCCCAACTCTTAGTGCTGTTGTGAGATCGAGAGGAGCAATTTTAGATACTAATGGAACGGTTACAACATCGAGTATATTTTCAAATGGCGGCGGTGGAGGTGGATTTACAAAGATAGGAGCAGGTATATTTGGGTTTAATGCAATCAACACATATACTGGAACTACTAATGTATCTGCTGGCACATTGAGAGTTTCCAAAAAGATAAGTGGAACAGGATCTGATGCAAGTTTCAGTCAAGCGGATTTCACTCCAACAACGTTAACCGTTACGTTTGTTTCTGGAACTCCACCATCTGTTGGAAATACATATAAATTATTTTCTGGACCCACTCAACAAACATACGGTTCTGTTACTTTAGTAAACTATAGCGGAACAGCTTCATATAACTCAGCGGATTCTACTTTAACAATTAATACGTAATATGATTATTCAACCAAACGAAGAAGGCTGGAGTTTCAGCGGAGAATTACAAGAAGATAAATTTTGTTTTGTGTATAAAGATAGCATCAGAATTTTTTATGGCAAATCAAATATATCTACTACAGACACTTTGTTTATTGGAACTAAAGAAGAATGTGAAGAAGAGATGGTTAGATTAGGAATACCAAGTATATATAGAGTTATTAGTGAAAATTCTAATGTTTTGTTCTTCGGGCCTAAAATCGATAGTGATGTTTATGCGGGAAATGAGTTTTTAGGAACAAAAGAAGAATGCGAAGCAGAGATCGTTAGAATTAATACACAAACGTTTGATCAAGCAAAATACAAATTAATTTATGATAATGACTATGTTATTGTTTATTTTGGAACAGAAATCGATTCGCCTGAAAGTCAAGGAAATGAATTTATTGGATCAAAACAAGAGTGCGAAACGGAGATTACTAGATTAAATCTAATATACGTAAAACATGAAGATTCTCAACAAAACATAGATCAAATCCCTTATAGATTGGTATATAATGAAAATAATGATATATTGTTTTTTGGTCCTCAAACTGAGGTAACTTGGTACGAAGGAACTGAATTTTTGGGGACCAAAGAAGAATGTGAAAAAGAAATTATTAGAATAGGTTTGAATTTGTAAATATATAAATATGTCTTATCCAACCCAGCCAGTATTACCCAATTCTTTTCACGGCAGTACTACTTTTAATTCACAGATTAAAAGCTATGATCATTTATCACAAAGAATCAGAAGAACTTTAGGGGAACCATTGGTTGATATTGAGATTAGTAGTGAACAGATGTATGAAATAATTGATATTTCAATTGAGTGGTTTACTAAATTTTCTGGTGTGACCGAAGAATATCTAATTTTCAGATCTGATTTATATGAACGCGGAGTTGGATTAAAAATAGGAAAATTATTTAATACGACACCGGAGATGTTTAATGCGGATCGGGATTCCAATTCATTCTATACGCCGACTCTTAGCGCGGGATATGATTTTGATATGGATGACTACAGAAAAGTAGTTGATGTTTTTTCTGTAGAACAAGGAAACACAAGTGGCGTTAATACACTTTTCACAATTGAACACACAATTGCACAACAAGCATATTTCGGACATTTACTTGGTAATGTTGGTTATGATTTAATAACTTTTCATGCTTTAAAGGAATGGTTAGACACAAGAGAAAAACTTTTAGCACTCAAACCTTATTTTAGATTTAATCCAGATACTCAAATTTTAAAATTGCTACCGGAACCAAATAAAAGTATTTCTTATTATGGATTGATAGGTTGTAAAGTTCAAAAACCAATTAAAGATTTAATATCTCAGTTGTGGATATACAGATATGCTACAGCATTAACAAAAATAGCAGTAGCAAACGTAAGAGGAAAATATTCTGGAACAAATTTATTCGGAGGACAAACCGTAAATGCTTCTGATTTTATGAGTCAAGGATTAAAAGAGAAAGATGAACTCGAAAAAGAACTAATGACTAATTACGTAGATTCAGATCCAGTTAGATTCTTTGTTGGTTAATGAAATCTTTGAATAAAAATAAAAAATATGTTCAAGGAATATATAATCCTAAAAATATAAAAAAATATAAAGGAAGTTTTCCTATCATATATAGATCTAAAATGGAATTGTTTAGTTTTAGATATTTAGATAATAGCTCGAATGTTATTTCTTGGGGGTCTGAGAGCGTTATAATACCATATCAATCTCCGGTTGATGGAAAAGTTCATAGATATTTTGTTGATTTGGTTGCTGAGATAAAAATGAAAGATAATACAACTAAAAAAGTTTTAATAGAAGTAAAACCGGAAAAACAAACAAAACCACCAACAACTTCAAATAGAAAATCTCAAAAAACAATGATTTATGAAAAATATAACTATGCAGTCAACTTATCAAAATGGGATGCGGCTCAAAAATGGGCTAAAAACAAAGGATATGTTTTTTTTATTTTAACAGAAAAGCATTTAAATAATAATGTTTTTTAATGAAATTGTATAAGTAATAAATAAGTAAAATATATATGCCAAATAATGTGTATAAGCTCTTAGTTGAAGAACCTACTTACGAAGTAAAATATTTAATCGAAGAACAAAACAGAAATGCTCCATCAAACCTTTATATTAAAGGTCCATTTTTAATGGCTAATGAAGCAAATAGAAATAAAAGAATTTATCCATTAGAAGAAATGGTTAAAGAAGTTTCTAGATATGATTTAGAAATGATTAAACAAAATAGAGCTACTGGAGAATTAAATCATCCACAATCACCAGAAATTAATTTGGAAAGAGCCTGTCATATAGTAACAGAACTAACTCAGGATGGAAACATTTTCACCGGAAAATCTAAAATTTTATCAACTCCTGTTGGTCAAGTAGTAAGATCATTAATTATGGATGGAGTTAAATTGGGTGTTTCATCAAGAGCACTCGGAAAAGTAGATAATGACGGATCTTTTAATAGGGTTTCAGATTTTAGATTGGTTGCAATTGATGTAGTTGCCGATCCATCAGTCCCAACTGCGTTTGTAAATGGTATTTTAGAATCTAAACAATGGGTATTGATGGATAATGGAGATTTTGAACCAGTCTACGAAAACTTTGAAAAAAGAATATCTACATTACCATCTAAAAATAAAGATCAATATTTAAAAGAGCAAATAATTACGTTTATTAACGCTTTGAAAACTTTATAAGGTAAATAATAATATGGAAAACAAACTTATTTATAAATTTATAACTAATATTTTTGAAAAAAACTATTCTAATGCTAATTCTACATTAGAATCACTTATAAGTGAAAAGTTAAAATCAAAAATTGAAAAAACAGTAAACAAAAAAAACTGTGATTGCGGTTGCGACGACTGCGATAAAAAAAATGTTAAAAAAAAATCAAAAAAAGTAACTAAGAAAGGATAAGTTGTTATATAAATCATATGGATCTCAAATCAATATTAGAAAAATTAGATTCTTCAGTTATATCTGAAGAAACAGCAAAAGAAATAGCAAATATTTTTGAAAATGCTGTAAACGAAAAAGTAGAATCGAAAGTTTCTCTTCAACTTGAAAAAGCATTAATGGAACAAGATGAAGATCACGCTCAAAAGTTAGAAAAACTTTTAGAAGCAATTGATTCAGATCATAGCAATAAATTACAAAATGTGGTTGATGCAATTAATGAAAACCATACTGAAAAATTAAAAACATTATCATCATTTTATAACAAAGCGTTAAACGAAAAAGCCGAAGCATTTTCTTCTAACCTTGTAAGTGAAATAAGCAATTATTTAGATTTGTATTTAGAGAAAAAAATTCCAACAACACAATTAGAAGAAGCAGTATCAAATGTAACTGCAAAAAAACAATTAGATGAAATTAGAAAATTAGTTGGTATCGACTCTTCTTTTGTTAATACTGAAATTAAAAATACAATTTCAGAAGGTAAGAAGACAATTGATTCTTTATCACAAGAAATTAAAAATTTAAACGAACAGAACAAAGTTCTTTCTGAAAAAATGCAAACCATAGAGACTAATCTGATTCTTGAGGAAAGAACCAGAAATATGTCGAATGCTAAAAGAGATTTTATTGTAAAATTATTAGGCGATAAGCCTAAAAATTATATAAACGAAAATTTTAACTACGTAGTTGAGATGTTCGAGTCTAGTGAAGATGAGAAAACATCAGAGTTAGTTGAAAACGCAAAACAAAATGCGATTAGTCGCAAAGTCAGCGTTCCAACTTCTTCTGTTATTTCAGAGTCTACTACTAGCGTCCAACCCAAAAGTTCTTTGGTTGGCGGATATCTGAGTGAATTGAAAAAAGTAGGAGGATTAACAAAGAAATAATTTGTTATGATTTCTAATTTTTTACAATTCGTATCTATCCATAGAAAGGAAACCAAATAAACATGAAAACCGTTAATCCATCAGTAGGTTACATTGATCGCTCTCGCGCTCAACAGCTTGTTGAAAAATGGGCACCAGTTCTCGATTACTCATCCGATAAGGTAACAGCAATCGAAGACGAACACGCTCGTTTAACAACCGCTATT